GTTCGGTCTTGAGTATGCTCGCTATGGCGAGGAACACAAAGAGATCTACGATACCGAGACCTCTGAGCGTTCATTTGAAGAAGAGACCAAGCTCTCGGGCTTTGGTGCTGCGCCGGTTAAGAACGAAGGTCAGGCAATCTCGTACGACAACGCACAAGAAGCATGGACCGCACGTTACAACCACGAGACTGTTGCGATGGGCTTCTCGGTTACCGAAGAAGCAATGGAAGACAACCTGTATGACAGCTTGTCCAGTCGTTACACCAAAGCTCTGGCTCGCGCAATGTCGTACACCAAGCAGGTCAAAGCCGCTAACATCCTGAACAACGGGTTTAACTCAGCGTTCAAGTATGGCGACGGTCAGCCCCTGTTTAGCACGGCTCACCCGCTGGTCTCTGGTGGTACTAACAGCAACACCCCTTCGACCGCTGTCGATCTTAACGAAACCGCTCTTGAAAACGCAGTGATTCAAATCGCTGGGTGGACGGACGAGCGTGGTCTGCTGATCGCCGCTAAGCCGAAGAAGTTGATCATCCCGCCCGCTCTGATGTTCGTTGCGACCCGTCTGTTGGAAACCAGCCTCCGTGTTGGCACTACCGACAACGATATCAACGCGCTGAAGAACAACGGTTCGATCCCCGAGGGCTACACCGTTAACCACTTCTTGACCGACACGAACGGCTGGTATTTGACCACCGATGTACCTAACGGCCTGAAGCACTTCGTCCGCGTTCCACTGTCTACCTCAATGGACGGTGATTTCGATACCGGTAACGTACGTTACAAGGCTCGTGAGCGTTATTCGTTCGGTGTGTCTGATCCACTCGGCATGTACGGCTCGCCCGGTTCAAGCTGATAAATCTAGCCTTTGGCTGATTGGAGGCCCCTTCGGGGGCCTTTTTTATTATTTGCATTCTTTAAACTAACGTGTTATAAAGTGGCATACCTAGACCACCCGACTTGCTGACTGACTAGGCAGACTTCCCTCAAGAGACAGCAAGTTTTGATTTGAGGAATTTATCATGGGTTTCGCTTCTCATCTTGGCCCTTGGCTGCTTGGCACGAACAAGTACACAACGGGCACGACCGCTGGCACGATCCAGAACATGGGCGCAACGACTGTTGCTCAGACTGGGACCATGACGGTTAACACTACGACTGCTACCACCTTTGCCGTTCTTCCGGCTGGTGCCCAGATCACTAATATTTTCTGTGACATCACCACTGCGTTTTCCGGAACCACGGGTAATACGATCACCATTCAGACTGCTGCTGGTACAGCACTGGCTACGGTCGGTAGTGCTACTACGACTTCTTTGGCTACGGGCCGCGCAACGACCACGTTGTCAGGCACCAACATGGCTACGATTCTGAACGTCGGATCTACAGATCTGGTTCTTCAGGTTATCTACGCTTGTGCAGGTACGGCCAGCGGCGGAGCAGCACAGATTACCGTGCAATACCTCGTCAAAGGTTCTGACGGCGTAATGTATCCGTCTATACAGCAGAACTAAGTAGGGGGCTGCAATGCAGCAAACTGATGTAAAGAGCGCCCATCGTAGTACTGCGGGTTCGTATTACGCAGGGCGTACGCGCCTAAAAGGTTTTGTTATTACGCCCGCTGTATCCACTGCCGCTACATTTGAAATTCGTGATGGCAGCGCTTCCGGTGCGGTTTTATTTACGATGGATATTGCGAGTCTTGGTACGCCAAACTCTACTTATATCCTTGTACCCGGCGAAGGAATCTTAGCGGCTGTGGGGTTGTACTTAACTTTAAGTACAGGTTCAGTTACCGGCATAACGGTGTTTTATGGCTAAATCTCCTGCGTGGCAAAGAGCAGAAGGCAAGGACCCCAAGGGGGGCCTGAACGCGAAGGGGCGGGCGTCGGCAAAAGCACAGGGGATGAATCTAAAGCCCCCCGCGCCGAAACCAAAAACGACCGCAGACGCCGGGAGAAGGAAGAGCTTCTGTTCTCGGATGGAGGGCATGAAGTCGAAACTCACCTCAGCAAAAACAGCCAAAGACCCAAACAGCCGGATTAACAAAAGCCTGCGGGCGTGGAACTGTTGAGATGGGTATGGAACACACTATCTGGAACTCCATACTTTCGGTAGGCGTTAGCGTTGCTGGGTTCTTCCTTAAGAGCATGTATGACGAGGTAAAACGCCTTCAAGTGCTGGTTAATAAAACCCGTGAAGAGATTGCCAAAGAATACGTGACCAAAACGCAGTTGGACGCGGACATTAACCGCATCTTTGATCGTCTTGATAGACTTGAAGCTAAAATTGATAGGTTGGTAGAAAAGCATGCCTAGTAGCTCAAAGAAACAGCATAATTTTATGGAGGCGATTGCTCATTCGCCTTCGTTTGCCAAGAAAGTTGGCATTCCTCAGTCCGTGGGCAAAGACTTTTCAGCGGCTGATAAAGGTCGTAAATTTTCTAAGGGTGGTGAAATGGCTGAATCAAAAGCAATGGTCGGTAAAGAAGTGGCTTTCATGAAGAAGAAAGGCGCTCCGGCATCCATGATGAAGCATGAGAAAGCTGAAATGGGTATGAAGAAAGGTGGGGGTGTTGACGGCGCTGCTAAAAAAGGCAAGACCAAAGGCACTATGGTTAAGATGAACAAGGGCGGAAAAGCCTGTTAAGGAATTATTATGCCAATGCCAGACGTTTATACTGCTGACAAAGGTCAGCCACCGATGCCGGATGAGGGTCCTACGACTCCTATTGACCCTAGAGTTGCTGCTGCCCGTGCGCTTCTGTTGAAGAAAGCGTTGATGGCTAAGCGAGCACGGGGCGCTATGCCGGGTGCTATGCCGGGTGGACTACCTGATGTATATACTGCTGACAAAGGTCAGCCACCGATGCCAGACGAAGGCCCTACGACCCCCGCACCTATGCGCCGTGGTCCCGGTATGTTTTCTAAAGGCGGTTCTGTTGGCGGGGCTTCTAAGCGTGCTGACGGCTGTGCACAACGCGGTAAGACCAAGGGTCGCTTTGTATGATGTCTAGCCGGGGGATGGGTGCCATAGACCCATCCAAAATGCCGTCTAAAAAGAAGATTACCCGCAAGGATAATCCAAACGATGTCGCCCTGTACGCCGAAGGTGGTCACGTAAACGAAGCGGGCAATTACACAAAGCCCAGTCTTCGTAAGCGGATCGTGTCGCAAGTGAAAGCTGCGGCGACTCAGGGTACTGGCGCAGGGCAATGGTCAGCCCGTAAAGCACAGCTTGTTGCTAAGAAATATAAAGCCGCAGGCGGCGGGTACAGAGATTGAAGCCTCCGCAGCAATCGCTTAAAGACTGGGGTGACCAGAAGTGGCGCACCAAGAGCGGCAAGCCGTCGAGTAAAACCGGAGAACGGTACTTGCCGGAAGATGCGATTAAGAATTTGAGTCCGTCTGAGTACGCTGCAACGACCAAAGCTAAACGTGCAGGTAAAGCAGCAGGAAAACAGTTTGTAGCGCAGCCCAAAACAATCGCAAAGAAAACCGCTAGGTTTAGATAATGGCAATTTCCGGAGTCGCTAACTTTGACATGAACTTCACGGAACTCGCTGAAGAAGCGTTTGAACGTGCAGGTCGTGAGATGCGCTCCGGTTATGATCTTCGGACGGCGCGGCGTAGCGCCAATATCATGATGGCTGAGTGGGCCAACCGTGGTATCAATATGTGGACGATTGATCAGGGTAGCATCAATCTAGTTCAGGGCACCGCGACGTACGACCTACCGGCTGATACTGTAGACCTGCTGGAACACGTGATCCGCACAGGGTCAGGAAATACCTCTACTCAAGCAGATCTTACTATAACGCGTATTAGCGTTTCCACCTACGCTACGATCCCAAACAAGCTTAGCCAAGCGCGTCCTATACAAGTTTATATTGACCGTAAACAAGCTGTTCCAACGGTCACCGTCTGGCCTATACCAGATCAAGGTACGAGCGGCAGTCCATATTACACTTTTGTATACTGGCGGCTGCGCCGGATAGACAACATCAATACGGGCGTTAATACGGCCGACGTGAACTTCCGGTTTCTACCGTGCCTTACCGCAGGGTTGGCTTACTATATAGCTATGAAGCTCCCAGAAGGCGCTCAGCGGCTTGACATGCTGAAGACTGAGTACGAGTATCAGTGGAGTTTAGCTGCGGCTGAAGACCGAGAGAAAGCGGCGGATCGGTTTGTACCACGGCAGTATTTTATCGGTAGCAGCTAATGGCTAATCGGTTCGCCTCCGGCAAGATTGCTATTGCGGAATGCGACCAGTGCGGGTTCCGTTACAAGCTAAAGGATCTAAAGAAGTTAGTAGTTAAGACGAAACTGATTAGTTTGAAGGTCTGTCCGCAGTGTTGGGTGCCAGATCAGCCGCAGTTGCAGTTGGGTATGTACCCGGTAGATGACCCGCAAGCACTCAGAGAGCCGCGTAAAGATCTTAGTTATTATCAGTCTGGCCCTTCGGTAAACGGTTCATTGAGCCAAGGTAGTAGGATTATTCAGTGGGGGTGGAACCCTGTTGGGGGGTCTAGAGGGTTTGATGCCGAGTTAACCCCAAATAACTTGGTTGCTGCCGGTCAAGTTGGTATAGTAACGGTTACGACGAAATAGGAGTCCATGATGGACAAAAAAGAAGTTAAAGCTATCGCGGATACGGAAGTCCGTGCCCACGAGAAGAGAATGCACCCCGGCGCTAAGAAGATGAAGGCCGGTGGCCCCACTACGGACGACCGTATGAAGTACGGCAAAAACCTGTCTCGTGCTATGAACCAGCGCAGCGGCGCACGGGGGCGGTGATGGGTGGCTTCAGTATGAAACGCGGTGGAAAAGAAGTTGGCCCTGCCTCAACCTACGCCGAGCCACATGACATGACGGGCAAAAAAGGCGTTGACTTGAGTAACAGTGGTTACGGCAAAAATGCTAAGTCGATGGGGCTTGATGACCTATGCGTAAGCGTTGGTAACGTTGCAAGTGATGAATGCCCCCCACCTAAAACGTCTGGCATTAAAGTTCGTGGAACTGGGTGTGCTACTAAAGGTCTGATGGCGCGAGGCCCGATGGCATGAACTACGCTGATCTGGTCACCAACATATCTGACATCACGGAAAATACTTTCCTGACAAGAGATGTAAATATGTTTATTCAGCAAGCTGAGCAGAAGATCTATAACACGGTCCAACTGCCTAACTTGCGAAAAAACGTGACCGGCGCATTAACTGCTACAAATAAATACCTTAGTTGCCCAGATGATTTTTTGTCCGTGTACTCTATGGCGGTTTTTCCTACGGGTGGCTCTTACACGTTCTTGTTAAATAAGGATGTGAATTTCATCCGTGAGGCGTACCCAAACCCAACGGATTACGGCACTCCGGCTCACTACGCACTTTTTGGCCCTCAGTCTTCGCTGCCAACAGAATTGACGTTTATTCTTGGCCCTACGCCAGATGCAGCATATAACGTAGAGTTGCACTATTACTATTACCCAGAGTCAATTGTGACTGCTGGGACTACTTGGCTTGGAGATAACTTTGATTCGGCGCTACTTAACGGCGCGTTGGTTGAGGCCATTCGGTTTATGAAAGGTGAGCAAGATTTGATCGCGGTCTACAAGGGTATGTACGACAACGCTATGGTCCTGCTTAAACAGTTGGGCGACGGAAAAGATCGTCAAGACGCATACCGCAGCGGTCAGACCCGCGTGCAAGTTATTTAATTTTAGGAGTTTCTCATGGCTTTCTCTGGCAATTACATGCCCACTTCGTTCAAAGTTGGGTTGATGAATGGGGTGACTAATTTTCAAACGGGTACTGGGTGTACTTTTACTGGCGCTACTGCTGGTAGTACCACGCTGACCGTTTCCGCAGTCGCATCTGGTACGCTTGAAATTGGGATGGGTATCACCACCGCAGCGGCACCTAATACGACTATTGGCTATATTACGGCGTTTGGCACGGGTACTGGTGGTGCGGGGACATACACGTTGAGTGCATCGTCTACTGTGACTTCGACCAGCATGGTTGGAGGCGCGTTCTTTATTGCTCTGTACGACAACACGCCAAGTTTTACCGCTGCGACTACTATTTATACCACTAGTGGTGAAGTTACGGGTACTGGATACACGGCGGGTGGAAATCAACTTTCGGTGTCTCAGGTTCCTACTTCTAGCGGAACGACGGCGTATATCAACTTTTCTGATACAACGTGGACCACAGCAACTATCACTTCTTACGGGGCGATGATTTATCAAAACGCTACGCTGACAATTGGCGGTAGTTCATTGATCCGCCCTGCTAGTGCAATTTTAGATTTTGGTGGGGCTAAGTCATCAAGCGCAGCTAACTTCACGATTCAATTCCCAACGGCTGCGGCGTCTACGGCAATCATCCGGATTGCATAATGGCTATATCCCTCAAACACCAATTTAACAGCGGTAAGCTGGACGGTTCGGATGCAACTCTTGTCCAGCCGTCGAATTGGAATTCTGAACACTTGTTGTCTATTGGTTCTCCTAAGTTATTTGGGAGAACGTCGGCGGTTGGCGCAACGACATCAAGTTTATCTGCGGTAACTCAAGCCAATCCGGGGGTTTTTACAACTTCCGCAGCGCACAATTTGATTGTCGGGCAGTTAGTGACTATCTCTGGTGTGGTGGGTATGACCCAGTTAAACGGAAATACCTACGTTGTAAACACGACGCCACTGACCACGACGTTTACGCTATCAAGCGAAGGTACAACTGGACTGGTTGCACTTAATACTTCTGCGTTCACTGCGTATTCGTCAGGCGGAACAGTCACCCCAACTGGCGCAGGGCTAGCAGAAGAGATCGCTGTTACAGGGACTGGTAGTGCGGTACTAGCCACGACCCCATCTGTCACAAACCCAACGGTTACAAACTACGTTGAGACGCTGTATACAGCTAATACATCTACCGCAATCACGGTGGACTTGGCAAACGGTACGGTTCAGAACTTGACGCTGACGGGTAATGCGACGATTACGATGCCTACGGCTGTAGCAGGGAAGTCATTTATTATCATATTGTCTCAGGACGCTACAGGAAGTCGTACAGTCACTTGGTCTACGGTATCTTGGCCCGCTGCGACAGCGCCAACAGTCACCAGCACTGCAAGTAAAAAGGACATTTATTCGTTCTTCTCAAACGGCACTAGCTGGTTTGGCACCACAATCGGACAGAACTACACATAATGTTTGCTGCATCTAAATCAGGCCGAGCCGGTGCTAGTACGGACCCGTTCTTTCCGTATGTTACGGCTTTGCCGGAGCCAATAGCGAACTCGATAGTCAATACGACTGTTGCTGATTCTTCCGCAGTTCCGGTGACTGTTACCCGTAATGGAACTGTATCAACAGGATTTACGTCTCCATATCAAACTAATGGGTATTGGGGAAATTATTTTGGTGGGACTGGTAATTATGCAGTTACAAGTTCTACACCAATTGCAACAACAACTTCAACGTTTACAATTGAATGTTGGATTCTTCCAATTGCGGCTTTTGTTGGAACTTATCCGGTAGTTGTTGGAGATATGCAGCCAGCAAGTACAAATAACTATTTTAGTTTTGGCCCTACATCTTCAAATACCCTACAGCTATATTGGTACGATGGTGCAGCAAAAGCTTGCACCGGAAATACAACAATTCAGCTAAACGTATGGACGCACATCGCGGTTTCGGTAAGCTCAAATACAATATCTTTATATGTTAACGGAACGCAACAAACCCTTTCTGGAACTACAACGTTAACAAGCCGAGCCGGAACAATTAGCAGCTTTGCGATAGCCCAGTTTAATAGTGCAAATAACTATTACACAGGTTACATTTCAAATCTTTCAGTGTTAAACGGAACCGCCAAATACAGCGCAGGATTCACGCCAGCAACATCCCCGTTAAGCACAAGCACCACAAATCAAACCCTTCTGACTTGTTACAGTAATCGCTTCATTGACTCAAATACGGCAACAACAGCAAAAACAATAACTGTAGTTGGCACCCCACAGGTAACCCCCTACTACTATCCCAGCACGTTTACAGCGCCCGCAGCCAGCATCGGATCGGGGTTATTTAATGGTAGTACGGATTATTTGACGGCGGCAAGCAATGCTGCTTTTACATTTGGCACAGGAAATTTTACTGTTGAGGGTTGGTTCTATCTTAACGGATTAAATGCAACTGCAGATGGTATTTTTGTACAAGGGACATCTCTTTTCCCATCAAGCGTTGCCAACACGGTGGCGTTTGCCACATTAAACACAACAAATTTTCAATTTTACGCTAATGGAGCGCAAAACAATTTTTCCCCGGCGGTTGCACCTGTATTAAATCAATGGTACCACTTTGCAATTGTTAGAAACTCCGGAACCACTACTGCATATCTAAATGGTGTGTCTAGACTTTCAATCGCTGACTCTACAAATTACACAGGTACTTATTTTGGCATAGGCAACATCTACGGCTTTAATGGGTATTTGATGAATGGTTATATATCTAACCTTCGTGTTGTCAATGGGGTTGCAGTCTATACCGGAGCATTCACTCCACCTACAAACTTCTTGCAAACATCCGGTTCGGCGAGTGCGGCAAGCTATCCAAGCACGACTAACGTCAACACAAGTTTTGCAGCATCGAGCACAAGTCTGCTGATCAACCTAGCAGATTCTAATTCGGTTGCCACAGCATCTGGCGGAAACAACAACGTATATCTTGATTCAAGCCCAAACGGTTTTAACCTTGTCCGCAACGGAATCAATAATACGCAGGTGTCGTTCACTCCGTATTGGCCGAATGGGCAGTGGAGTAATTATTTTAATGGTAGTACGGATTATTTGACAGTTACAGATAATGTGGTTTTGCAACCCGGTTCCGGGGATTTTACTTTTGAAGCGTGGGTTTATCCACTGTCGTTACCGTCAGCAAGCAACTATAAAACTTTTTGGGCGCAACGAAGTACAACAGGCGCGATTGGCGGTGCTGCAATAGTTATTGATTCTACCGGGACGTTTCAATATTTTATATCAAATTCCGGAGCAAATAATTGGCAGGTTGTTGGAAGCTCAACCGGTTTTTCTGTAACTTTAAGTTCTTGGCAACACATAGCATTAACTCGGTCTGGAAACACTTTAACCTTTTATAAAAACGGAGTTGCTGGAACAACAGCTACAGTTGCTACCGGAGCTATTGGTACGTCAGGCAATTTTTCGTTAATGGCTGGATCTGCGGCAGGTGGGCAAACCGTTGACGGCTATATGTCTAACTTTAGAATGGTCAAGGGCACCGCAGTCTACACCGCAGCATTTACACCACCAACAACTCCGCTCACAGCAATTACCAACACATCTCTGCTGACCTGCCAAAGCAACAGGTTCCGCGACAATAGCACTAACAACTTTG